CTATATATTGTGCTGAAGTTCCTGCACCTGTTACATTTATGCTTCCATTAGCCGTTAGAGGCGAATTAGCGACACTAAATGCACTCGGCATAGATAAACCTATACTTGTAATTAAAGTCGGAAATGTGGTCAAATTTCCAGCACCATTCACATATTGATTTGAAGTCCCTGAAAAGGCAAAAGCTAAAGTTCCTGCATTACTGATAGGTGAGCCAGTGATTCCAATGGCATTCCCTGTAATGGAAGCAGCTACGCTTGTAACTGTACCATTTTGTCCGCTAGATTTCTGCCAAGTTCCACTTCCGTATAACACCCAATCCCCAACTGCAAATGTTACAGGACCAGCACCAAAGTTCACAGTTCCAGCAACATTACAAATGTACATATCCCCAGCATCGCCCACACCATTCGTTAAAGTCGGAGTATTCGTAGCAGCATTCCAAGTACCTAAATAAGTTACTACCGATGAAGGTAATTGAGATACAGGCACTTTACCACCACTATCTAGGGTTGCTACCCCATTGGCAGCACCTAAAGGAACTGAACCTAAAACACCGCTAGTTCCTGTTATTACACCTTCTAATGACCTTACTTTTGCTCCGCCTGTTATTTGTAATTGATTGCTCATTATAATTAGTTAAAAAGTCCACGTATAAATTCATCTGATTCCAAAACCCTACCAAATGTTAAAACACCTGTTGTGCTATTCCATTTAACTTGGTCTCCTGTTGGAGTTCCACTCGTTAAAATTTCCCTTACATCTACTCCACCTCTTGATACATATAGACAAGTATTTCCAATAACATCAGTCCAAGTAATAGTTGTTTCGCCACCTGCTGCGGTGTATTGTTTCATTATTGTAGCACCTCCAGCAATAACAACTCCTTGTGGGTTTATTGTTGTTCCTGTCGTTCCATATCCTCCTGTACCTTGAAGGGAAACCGAGTACGTTCCGATGTCTTTATAAGGTGCATTTAATTGCAAACTTGTTAGATTACAATTTCCACTAATAATAACTAAACCATCATCTCCATTATCCACTACAAACTTTACTAAAATTGTAGTTCGGTTTTGTTGTTGTTGTAGCAAAAAAAGATATCCGTAACCATCTAAAGTTATCAATCCATTACAAGTAACATTCCACGTTGCTATATCATTTTTATATTCACGATACCAAGCCGAGGTTTGACTTGTAACTTCTTTTTGGTCCACATTAACACTAAACGTGCAATTAGTAGAACACGAAAAAGGAATATCCCTTCCTGTTGGGTAAGTTTCGGAAGGTGGCTCGTGATAATAGAGCATTATATTTTTACCAATTACTGCATTTGCCATAAGTCAAAATTAAGCATATATTTCTAGAATATAACCAGCACCACTTATCTTGTAAGTATGTGAGATTATGTCATCATTCATTATTCGCCACCATAAGTTTGCACCATTAAATCCTGTTATTAATAATTCATCAGTATAATATCTATCCCCCACACTTGGAGCTCCTGTCGTATTATTATAAACCAAGAACGTTGTCAATGGTGCAGCAGCAGCAGCCTCACGTGTTGAGTATGCCGTACTTCTTAAATGACCATATCCTGTTATTATCGGGCTTAAAGTATTTGTAAAATATCTAGTTGCTAATGTCGTTGTAATATTTTCATCATTAATGTCTAACAATGTACTTTGAATAGTATTGTTAAATAAATCCAATGTTGAATTACCTAAAATGTACTTTTTACTAGATACGTTTATTTGTGTTGGGTCAGTATCTGTTGCCGTTATTCTCATTCCCATACTAAATCTACCTGCGGTTGGTTGCATTCCCATAAAAGTAGAATCAATATTAATTAGGTTTTTATTTAATGCGTTTGAATATTGTTTTATTATTAACTCATTTAAACTTGTATAAATATTTGTTGGGTATTCATAACGATACCAACTGCCTAAAGTATATCCTGCTGAATCACATAAAAAACCTAAATAAGAATCAAATCCAGCTTTAGCATTATTATAACCCATATTAAAGTCAGCATTATATACATATTCTTCAGAATCTACAACGTAACTTTCGGTTAAAATAGCCGTATAATTAGGATTGAAATTAAACCTAAAGTTTTGTACTTGTGCTGCTACTTGAGTGTAATAAGGGTCGGCTATTAAAGGAATAGGTGCTTGACCTTGACCTAAACCTACTTGAATTGATAATGTTCCGCTATATGGTGCAGCAGGTAGGTTAAAACTTGCATTATTAGATGGATTGCTTGTACTATATGGCACAAACGCATAACCTTTATTTTGTTGCCACGCACCGCCTGAATATGAAACTAAATCCCCCACTTCAAAGTTAAATGTACTTGTTCCAAATGAATGTACACCAGCAACAGTTACAATATATGTATCTCCTGTTGTTCCTGTTCCGTTTACTAAAGCAGGACTATTATTTGATGCGTTCCATCTACCTTTATAGACTTTTGTGTATTCTAAATGCCATTGTTCATCATTGCCTAAATAATATGTATAAGCATCCGTTGTTAAAATAATCTTAACGTAAACAATTGCAATAGGGTCAGCAGCACCACCAATAGCCACACAATCAAAACTAAATGTCGCACTATCACTTTGAGATAATGAAGGAACGTTATCAGGACTTAAATAAGTTAAATGTGTTCCTAATTGAAGTATGTAAGCATTTAAAGCACCTGTTGGAAAATTCTTTAACGTATAACTTCCACCAACTCCGTATGTGTATTCAGTCCAAGCACTTGCATTATTGCCAGTGTATTTTTTAAGGTCAAAGTTTGTTATATAATTGTCTGAATAACTTATTGATTTGTTAAATCTTATTTTATTATAACCCTTTCTAAATAGTTTCATTTGACTATTATCGGTAAAATAAAGACCGCTTGTATTTCCTGTATATCCTTGAATTTCGCCTAAAAATGACCTTGTTCCGCTACTTATAACAGTATTTGTACTATCATATTCAGTATAATAAAATGAAGATTGTGCAAACTCATTAATTGCAACTATAAACCATTTGCCTTCGGCTTGAAATAACCTACAACCAAAACCTTTAACAATATCAGTTAAAATGTCTAAACAATACGAAGTAACCTTTACATCACTTGTTGTTGTACTTACATTTTTTTGGTCAACAAAGTTGTGTAATTTTAAATAAGATTGATTTAAAGGCTCATAATAATTTGCATCTTCTCTATCGTACATTGAAATAGCATAATAACTAACTCCACTAATTAAATTCAAATTAGTAGGGAAATTTATTAAATCTAGGCAAGTTTGTATATAATCTAAACAACTAACTCTTTGATTTAATGTATAATCAACAGGAAGTGGATAGTATGCGTTTTTTAATAAACCTAAACCATCAATAGCGTTAAATGCTATTGTTTTTCTACCTGTACTAAAATTAAATTGTACGTTATCACTTAAAGTCCATCCTTGCCATTCTAAATTTTCGCCTGTATAAACCTTAACTAAATATTTTCTATCATTTAATGTCGTAAGGTTTGGCATATTTGTCAAATCATCCGTTACATCAATAGTTAGATTTAATTGACTTACTATTATAGGCTCAAAAATATCATCACTTTGTGGAAGATATTGTATTTGCAATGAATCTGCTGGGTATTCAATTAAACTTCCTGTGTAACCATCTTCTAATAAATAAACATAGGAAATAGTATTGGACTTTGTTGCAACAGTTATTTTGTATTTATTTGCGTATGCCATTATATTCCCCTTCTTAAATTAAGTGAATAATTTGAACGTTGTAAAGCTAATACTAAATCATTTCCTTTTAATGTAAATTCTCCACCACTACCCATTCCACTACCACTCATTGCACCTGCACTAAATGTAGTATTTAACATACCACTCAATTTGCTTAATGGCATTACTGCTTCACTTTCAGAGCCTTCCCCAATCATTGCTAATGTAGGTTTTGTAACAATGCCACCATCAGCTAAACCTAATAAACTTTTAAATATATCAAAGAACCCTGTTTTTGCTACTCCTCCATTTGCTGCTACTGCAACATCAGCTCCTGGCAGACTAGATAATATTACAGATAAAATAGCAGCTTTTAAAGCTGTTGCAACTAATTGTTCAGCTATTTGTGCTAACATATCGCCAAGAGCATTCATCACATTTTCTCCTCTTTGCATTGCATCCCACATACCCATAATTGAATTTGTAACATCTCCAGCAATTACATTAGCAAATTCTTTATATGCTTGTTCTTGTTTTTTTATTTCTTCTTCAGTAAATTTAGTTCTCTTTTTTGCATTTTGATTTCCCAACATTGTTAATTGAGTATCAAAAAATGCCATTTGTCTTGCAGTTTTTTCAGGGTCTAATTTCTTTTCTCCTGTTGCACTTGCTTCATTTTGTTTTGCAGCATCAAATAATTTAACTGCATATTCAATTTTAGTTTGCGATAATTGTTTTTCTAATTGTGCCAATGCAGTTCTAGCTTCTCCAGTTGTTAAACCAGCAAGTTTTTTAATTGCATCACTTATTGCTTTAATCTTTTCAGTATAATAAGATTCTTTATCTTTTTCATTTTTAGGTACTTCTTTTAGTAAACCTTTTGATAATTGATAATCTAAAGACCTTATTTCTTCATTTAATGATTTAACAATATTTTGAGTTTCAGTTAACTTTTCTGCATTAGCACCACCATCTCCACCTGATATTTTAACACCTTTTGTTCTTTCAGATATAGCTTTTAAAATTGAATCTCTATTTTTTAATAAAGCGTTATACTCTATATCTTCTTTATTATTTTTTATTTGGGTTTTTAAATTCTCCCTTCTTTGTTGGTCTTCTCCTTTTAATGAATCTTGTTTTGATTTTAATAATGCACCTGTATTTTTTATTTGTTTTTCTTCTTCACTATCTAAAACACCTTTCTTTTTTAATATATCAGTTGTAACCTTTTCAAGTTCAAGTTGTTTAGTTTTGATGAATATAATATCCTCTAAATTATTTATATAGGTTGTGTACGCATCATTTAAACCATTAACAACACCTTGTTCTAATTTTAAATCTTTAAATATTTCAGGATTTAACTTCTTTAGTCTTTCTAAAGCATCAGATTTTCTATTTCTAGTTTCAGTTTCGCTATTTAATATGGAAACTAATGTAGAAACTTCAGTTGCTTCTTTAGCAACCGATGAAAATATATTATCAATTGCTTCCTTTTGTCTTTTTATTTCATCAGCACCTTTACCATTTGCTTTTGCTAATTCTTCAGCTTCTTTTTTGGCTTTATTTTGATAATCAGACCATTTAATATATAATGCAGATATTAAAGATACTGCAACGGCTAACCCTGCTGGACCTATTAATGTAGGAATCAACTCTTGCATAATGGTTGTACCACTATCTTTAGCTTTTTCTTTTAAACGTGAAAAAGATTCAATAAAAGGATTGATGTTATTTGCTGCACCTCTAATACCATAGGCACTATCTTCAGCCAAACGACTGAAGTTAATCATAGCGTTTGTAGCTTCGCCTGTGCCTTTCTTTATATCCTGAAATTTGTATTTTAAGCCTTCAGTACTTTTGGCTAAATCTTCAATGGCTTTTAACGCTTCCTTATTGTCAGCCGTAATAATGAGTTGTAAAGTTTCTGCCATCTTATTTTTAATTTACGCCATATAATTTTAATGTCCGCTTCAATTGGTCTTCCGTTAAATATACCTTTTCTTCTTCTTTTCCTATATCATCAAGTTCAGGTATATGCCAAAAAGCATTTAAACTTTTAGGCGATTTTTCAGCGGTGCTACTTAAATATACAATATAGGCAAGGTTTCTAGTCCTTGCCCATTCGTTTAACTCTTGTTTTTCTTTACCCATTACGATAATAGAAAAGTCTTTCCAAGTCATTTCCCAAAACTCATTGGGTCTTATATTGCATTCAGCAGCTTTAACTAAAATATCATCCCAGTTTAGCTTTGTTAGGCTTTTTTTTTTCGCCACTTTCAACACTTTTTACGGATGTTGTAGTAGTAGAAATAATATATTTGACATATTCAATCAATTGACCATTTGTGTCAAATATTGAGCCTATTTCATCAATCCAATCACAAGCATCTACTTCATCATATTCAATGGCTATTTTGTTGCTTACACAAGCTGACTTGTAACCAATGTGAACTAATTTAACAATGATATCTAAATCAAAGTGTGTATTAGTTAATAATTCAAAGTACTTGTCTATTGTGATTCCTTTAGCAGTACAAAATTCTCGCATTGCCCAAGTACCCCACTTTAGTTGGATTGTTTTGTTGTTTAGTCTTAATTCAAACATAGTTTAGTTGTTGTTATGCGGTTTCAGTTTGTGTTAAAGGAGGTGTAGTTACTACGAAAGTAGCTGAAAACTTTACATCATCTTTATCAGCAGCATTCACAGTAAAATTGCTAATGAAAACTTGACCTGAATAAGTAATATCTCCACTTGTAGGAGTTGCTTTACCCATTTTCATATTAAATGAAGTTTTAGCAGCGTGAGCAGCATACAATTGTTGGTAAGAATCCTTACTTGGAGTTCCTGTTTCATCAATTGCAAATCCTTCGCCTGAAAAACTTTGGTTAAATGATGGACTTGGAGTGTAAGAATCTCCACACTTTGAAGTTGCATCAATTGTTCCTAATGTTGATGTAAATGAGTTAGATGTAAGACAAGCAACTGGTTTAAAGGTGCTATCTCCATCAATGTCGGCTAAAAGGATATAGTCCCTGCCTGATACTTTAGTTTCTGCCATTTTATTTTAATTTTGAGTTATTATTAAATTATAAGTTATTAATGTTCTAAAAACGTTATCCAAAGGGTTTAAGCCATCTATATTTCTAATGTTATCAACTACTACACTTGAAGCATAAAATCCATTGCTTAAGGTTATTGTAGTTTGAGAGTTGATAGCAGTCAAAACTAAATCACTTATTGTTTCGGCTCGTTTATAGCCAAAGTTAGCACTTTTTGTAACAATGTCAACTATGATAGCAACCGAATTTGTATAACCAGCTTTTCCTTGTTCTTGACTTGATGTTCTGCCATCTAAAATAATATATTCATTTGGAGCAGAATCAGGTGCAATCCCATCATAAATAGGAAGACTTGTAGCACTACCTAAATGAATATAAAACCATTTCTTTATTTCTATATTAGGGTTAAGCATTTAGTAAGTCTTTTAATCGTTTAAATAATTTAGGTTTTTCACTTTCATAAGCTGGTATTAAAAATGGTTGTGGTCTAATTCCATTTTTCAATATTTTAATTGCTAAAAACCTTGCTAATTTTTCATCTTGTTTTTGCGTAACTCCTTTTCCACCTAATCTTCTACCACTTTTTACGCTATATGTTCCAGCTAAACCTTTTCTTTTTACCCATAAAGTTAATGCTGCAATAAATTCTTCCAATGAACCACCACTACCGCCTTTAAATTGCATTGCAAATTCTTCAAATCCACTTGGTATTGAAACCTTGCCACCTGTACCAAATTCAACATAAGCACCATATTTAGCATCCACAATAACCTTTCCTGTAAGTCCGTTTAAAGTTGATTCCGAATGAATGCTTTGTCTCAATGTACCTAAGTTAACAGGTGCATTTCTTTTAGCTTCACGTTCTATTTTCATAGCAGATGCACTTATTTCTTCGGCAACACCTCTTGTAAGTTCATCTTGAATAGTTTTTAACCTTTTAGTTAAACTATCCATTCCGCTTAAATTAAGTGCAAATCCAGCCATTAGTAATACATTTCAATTTCTAAAAATCTATGAGCGTTATCCACATCTTTTATTGAGTGAATCGTATAGGTATCGCCTTCCACTTCCAATTTGTACATATCCGTAATTGTAATATCCCAACGAATAAACAACTTTGCAAATCTTGTAA